CGATGGGGTGGGGATGACAAGATCAATCTGCAGAACCTACCTAGTCGTGGCCCTAACGCCAAGGCGCTCAAGAAGTGTATCGTGGCACCCGAGGGCTATAGCATTGTTGAGGCTGACTCATCACAGATCGAAGCGCGTATGCTAGCGTGGCTAGCTGGGCAAGATGACGTGGTGCAGACATTCGCGGCCAAGGGCGACGTGTACAAGAAGATGGCTTCCGCCATTTATAACGTCGCCGAAGCCGACGTGACCAAGGATCAACGGTTCGTGGGAAAGACCACAGTGCTGGGTGCAGGTTACGGCATGGGCGGTGAGAAGTTCCAGCTAGCCCTCAAGAACTCTGGGGTGGATATCACTAAGGAAGAAGCGACCAAGATCATCGGAATCTACCGAGACACTAACGACATGATTTCGAGCATGTGGAAGCAAGCGGGTATCATGCTGCGATACATGGTGCGTGGCGACTCTATGCCATTCGGTAAGGACGGGGTTCTTGGCGTGAATACATCTGCCCCCGGCATCATCCTGCCCAATGGTCTCCTAATCCGCTACGACGAGTTGGAAGAGGCCGAGAACGATAAGGGTGGCATGGAGTATTCCTACAAAACCCGCATGGGCCGCACCCGTATATACGGCGGAAAGGTAGTCGAGAACGTCACGCAAGGGCTTGCAAGGCTTATCATCGGCGAACAAATGCTGCGAATTAGTAAAGTATACGGCGTAGTATTGACAGTCCATGACAGCATTGTATGCTGTGTACCTGACGAAGAAGCAAACGAATGCAAAGCCTACGTGGAAGACTGCATGCGGTGGACTCCAGCATGGGCCGCTGGCCTACCTGTCGACTGCGAAGCTGGTATTGGCAAGAATTATGGAGAGACGGAATGAATGAAGATACACCGACGTTCCTAATAACCCCAGACGGGGACGGAACTGGAATTTTTATGTGCCCTAAGTGCAAAAAAACACACTGGCACACACTGCCGGAAAATGAAGAACCTTCGCATCGCGCGGCTCACTGCGACGATAAAAGTCACTACCCTAACGGGTACTACGTGCAACGGGATGATATGTGATGAGCTATACAACAAACGCCGCACTGCGGCACCACGGGCTAACACCAAAGCTTATTGGTACCGTGAACAACAAAATTATTCGGTGCTTTGTGTGTGAGGAAGCTACCGCACCAGAAGAAATCCGTATCGTCCCCGATGTAGGCGTCGATGATGTTGGCGATCTACCGATATATTTCAATCGGATAGAGGTACTCGTGCGGTGTTACAGCTGTAAGACTGCGCATTGGGTAGTGGCGATGCCTCGAGATCAGCGCGTAGCCATGGATTTCTTTGTGGACACTACGCCATGAGCAGCGCAGGTGCATGGTCTTTTAGTCGGATGAAGGCGTTTGAGACGTGTCCGAAACAGTATTACCACGTGAGTGTCCTCAAACAGTTTCCGTTCCAAGAGACCGATGCAACCAGATACGGCACCGAGTTCCACAAGGCGTGTGAAGAATACATCCGTGACGGCAAACCAATGCCACCGCAGTTCTCGTTTATGGCGCCCGCCATGGAGCGGCTTGCTGCAATTCCGGGAGAGAAGCACTGCGAACTCAAGATGGGCCTAACCGCTGATCTTGAGCCATGCAATTTCTTTTCCGAAAACGTGTGGTTCCGCGGTATCGTTGACCTTCTGATTATTGATGGTGTTACGGCACGTGTCGTGGATTACAAGACCGGTAAAAGCTCGAAGTATGCCGACGTAGGGCAGCTGCAACTAATGGCGTTGTCGGTGTTTAAGCACTTTCCACAAGTAAAGAAGGTGAAGGGCGCACTGCTCTTCACCATCGCCAACGATATAGTGAAGCAAGATTACTCTGTGACTGACGAAGGCGTGCTATGGAAGCCGTGGGTGATGAAGTACGCTGCCTTGGAAAAGGCACACGAGACAAATGTGTGGAATCCCAGACCATCGGGACTATGCCGAAAGTACTGCCCTGTGGTAGAGTGTGCGCATAACGGGGGTTGATCGTCATGCCATACACAAAATCACCTAGACCTTACAAAAAAGAATATCAAAAACAAATCGAACGTGGCGAGCACCCAGACCGCATGGAGCGGCAACGGGCGCGTCGTGCTTTAGACAAGAAAGGTGTGGATCGCACTGGCAAAGATGTGAGCCACAAGAAAGCTTTAGCTAAAGGCGGCACCAATGCCGATGGTTACAAGCTGGAGAGCCCCTCTAAGAACCGTAGCCGGAACGGTCACAAACCCGGTGAGAAAAAACGTTAGGGCAAACCCTAACACCTAGGAGAACAGCATGCAGATAATCGACAATAAGGCGTTGCTTTTACGGTTACGCAATCCAAAACAAGTCACTACAATTATCCCAAAAAGCAAAGCCGTCGGCGAGCACGAAGTCGTCGTAAACTGGGGCGTGAACGAGGCGCATACTCTGCGCGCCCTGAACATAAATGTGCCATCCCCTATTGAGAGCCGCTATAGCTGGACGGGGAAGTTCGCCCCGATGTCACACCAGCGCACTACGGCGGCTTTCCTAACGATGAACCGAAAAGCGTTTTGCTTCAACGAGGCGGGCACAGGTAAGACGGCCAGTGCAATCTGGGCCGCGGACTTTCTAATGAAGCAGGGCATAATCAAGCGTGCTTTGGTCATCTGCCCGTTGTCTATTATGGACAGCGCGTGGCGCGCGGACTTGTTCTCGTTTGCTATGCACAGGACAGTGGACATTGCCTATGGATCATCGACTAAGCGTAAGAATATAATCGCAGGGCAGCCAGACTTCCTAATCATCAACTACGACGGGGTTGAGATTGTCAGGGACGATATCGCCGCTGCGGGCTACGACCTTATAATCGTGGACGAATGCTTTGTTGCTGGCACTACCGTGCACACCCCGAACGGTCTAGCGGCGATTGAGGGGCTCAAAGCAGGAGATGCGGTGTTTACAAGTGATGGGGTACATAATATAAAAACCGTGTCTAAACGGAAACCGAACGCGTTGGTGGAGGTCAAACTTGGAACCGGAGAAACTATTACCTGCACTCCAGAGCATCCGTTCTTCACTGATTGGGGTTGGGTTCCCGCCAGAGCCCTTGCAGGTAGACGTGCCGTGTCTTCATCTGCGTTGTCCGATCTGCGGAAACCACTACAAAGTGGCCCAGAGCAAATGGCGCTTTCACCGGAAGACAAAAACGCACACCGGGATGACTTGCTCTCGATCCTGCGGTCGGAAGAGATGGCATCTCCTACATCCGGGGGAGTCAGCCTTAAAGAACCTGACTGCGGAGCAGAGGGCGAAGGGGATTCGATCTGGCTTTCACCGTACGCCAGAGCAGCGCGATCACTTATCGAAGGTAGCGATATCGAGAGGGATTCGTCCGATGGTTCGTGGCGGCAACGGTACGGGTATGACTGGGGCGGAGACATTGCTGTCGGCGCAGCTTCCGGCTGGTTGGATTTGGAACTTCCCAATAGCGTTGGGCAGGAGGCTGCCCGGCTATCCTACGAACTACAAGCTCGACTTTGCGTGGCCGGAGAAGAAACTTGGGCTGGAGGTAGATGGAAACAGCCATCGCACGACGAAGGGTCAGGAAAGGGACAGGAAAAAAACGGAAAAGCTTTCGGAGCTCGGGTGGAAAGTGTTACGTATCGAGAACCGGGATGTGATGAATACGTCTACAACCTCGAAGTTGAAGGGACTCCTAACTACTTTGTTGGTGAGCAACGAGCGCTAGTACACAACTGCAGCCACTATAAAAACCCACAGAGCAAGCGCTGGAAGGTGCTCAACTCACTGGTAGGGCCAGACACTTGGCTATGGATGATGACGGGTACACCTGCGGCGCAGGGGCCCGAGGACGCATACGGCTTGGCGAAGCTGGTCAATCCGACGGGTGTGCCTAAGTTCTTCAACGCTTGGAAGGACATGGTGATGTACAAGGTATCCCAGTATCGTTGGAAGCCCAAAGAAAACTCCGAGCATACAGTGCACCGCGTACTGCAGCCTGCGATACGCTTCACCAAAGAGGAATGCTTAGACCTACCAGACATGACCTACGTTAAGCGGGATGTGGCACTGACCAAGCAGCAGGAGCTCTACTACAACCGCCTCAAGAACCAGATGGTTATGCAGGTAGCAGGCGAGCAGATCACCGCGGTTAACGCGGCAGTTATGATGGGCAAGCTTCTGCAAATATCGGCCGGTGCAAGCTACACCGAGTCAGGGGATACGGTTCAGTTCGATATCAACAACCGGTACAACGTACTCAAGGAAGTCATCGCCGAAAGCGCCCACAAGGTGCTGGTCTTCGTGCCGTTTAAGCACGTCATCAAAATGCTGACCGCGCAGTTGACCAAAGACGGCATCACAAACGCAGTCATCAGCGGCGAGGTAAGTGCCGGCGAGCGGACTGCAATCTTCAAACAGTTTCAGCAGCAGCCCGATCCTCGGGTATTGGTTATACAGCCACAGGCTGCGGCACATGGCGTCACGCTCACTGCAGCGGACACAGTCGTATGGTGGGCGCCAACATCATCACTCGAAACCTACGCGCAGGCTAACGCGCGGGTGCACCGCAAGGGGCAAGTCAACAAGTGTACAGTCGTCCAGTTACAGGGTTCGGGTGTGGAGCGTCGGGTATACAAGCTACTCGACGAGAAGATAGACGTGCATAATAAGGTCGTCGATCTTTATAAAGAATTGCTTGACTAGTGCATTAGATACTACTATATATCAATTCCTGATAGAGAAGGAGCATCACTATGACTGCAGAAATAGAGGGCGATGTAGCCCTCACACCTGATATGTTGACCAGAACCTACATCAAAATCCGTGATAAGCGGGCCGAGCTAAAGGCAGCGTTTGAGAAGCAGGACGATGCCCTAGAGGCGCAGATTAACGCGATCAAATCGGAGCTGCTTGACTACTGCAAGTCGCAGAATATCGACAGCGTACGTACCTCCGAGGGGACATTCTATCGCACAATGAAGACGCGCTACTGGACAAATGACTGGGACTCGATGAACAGGTTTATCCTAGAAAACGAAGTCCCCCAGTTCTACGAGAAGCGCCTCAACCAGACTGTGATGAAGCAGTTCCTCGAAGAAAACCCCGATGTACTCCCACCCGGCCTAAACGTCGACAGCGAGTACGTCATTACTGTTAGGAAAAAATAATGACCGAGGAACCCCTTGTCCCGCTTGTCACTATCGAAGGCGTCGCAGAGCATTTTGTCGTATCGGTAGCTACCGTGCGTACATGGCTTCGAAATGGCACCA